TAATGGCACAAATAATAGGAATGCAAAATGCTGGACAAACAATTAGCGAGGAGACTCAACCTCTTGGTGGGCAACAAGGAGCTATGGGAGGCATTCAAGGAACACCTGAACAACCTCAAGAACTTGGAGTTACAGGCACTGGTGGTGGCAACATCGGAATCGGAAATGTTCCGGTTGCAGGGGAAAGTGAATTCTCTGGTACGCCTAGAGCAGTTGGACCTACAGGTTAAAGAAGCATTAAACAGAAAAGAGGAGATATAGTATGTTAAATTTTATACAAACAATAAATGAATGGATAGCTGTAATACCAACTATAGTTATGGGTGCATCTTTAATATGTGCTTTAACACCTACACCAAAAGATGATGCAATTGTAGGAAAAATATATAAAATTTTAGATTGGTGTGCATTAAACGTAGGAAAAGCCAAGGAAAAATAAAATGTTACAAGCTGATAAAGAAAGATATAAAATGGAAAATGGTGGTTCAATGCTTGGAGACCTAGATAAAGATGGAAAACTTTCTGGTTATGAAAAAGCTAGACAAGATGCTATTGAAGAAAACATGAGAGAACAATATGTTATAGGTGGTCTAGCTAGAATATTATCTAAATCAGTAATTAAAAAACTTAAAAATCTTAAAGCTAAAGCAAACAAAATAGATAAAGATGGAAGTTTAAAAAATCCTAAAGATGCTATAAAGTTTCAAGATGAATCTATTAAAGTATACGAAGAATTAATAGATAAAGGATTATCTGCAGATGAAGCTACAAAAGCTTTACAAGATGCATTAAAAATAAAAGTGGGAATGAATGAAGGTGGTCCTATGGATATGGACGACCAAATGATGATGGTTATGACACCACCAATGGAATCTGAAATGGAATCAGACGATGACATGGAAGATGGATACACAAGATTTATAATGGAAGAAGCATTAACAGAAGATGAAGAAGATATGCTTATGTCCAAACTAGAACAAGATGAGGAACTAGCTATGCTATTTGATAAAGTCATAGACGTTGCTCAAGAATTTGCTGGAGCTGGTCCTGTTGAAGGTCCGGGTTCAGGAGTCTCTGACAGTATACCTGCTAGGTTATCTGATGGAGAATTTGTCTTTACTGCAAAAGCTGTAGAAGAAATCGGAGCTGATAAATTAATGGCTATGATGAAAGACGCTGAAGCTAAAGCAGATGAAAGACAACCGCTTCAAACTGGTGGAGCAATAGGAGAAGAAGAAACTATGGCTACTAAAACTCCAATGACTGAACAAGTTATTAGAGTTGAAAAAGGTCCACAGACTGAACAAGTAGGTGTAGGTGGTTCTCTCCTTGATTCTGTACGTGAAGAAGAAAATCCTCTTTATGAGGAAATGGCTTTTAAACGTCCACCGGTACATGGAGCAGGATATGGAAGATAAAGCTACCTGAATTAATTACTCAGCCCTTTATCATAATAATAACCGAAAGGCTACCTTTACAAGAACAAGCCCTGCATAGTCGACAATAGCAGCTACCTTGTTAAACGAAGCCCTGAGTAGGAGAATAGAAAATGACTAATACAGTCCAAAAAGAGGATACGCCAAATCCTTATAATGCAAAAAAATCATGGCACCAAGGTGAAGATAAACCTTTTAAATCTGCAGATGATGGTCTCTTTTTTGAAGAACCAACTGACAGAAATAAATTGTTTGATACCAACGACATAACTGAAGTGAATGCTGAAGGAAGTGTTAGACAAGAAAATTTGGAAATTGAAAAGGATACTCCTTACAAAAAACCAGATTACAAAAAAAGGTATGACGATTTAAAAAAACATTATGATGCAAAACTTAATGAGTTTAAAAGCAGAGAAGAAGAGTTATTAAATCAGGTAAAACAACCTGAATATAAAGCTCCAAAAACTGAAGAAGAACTCGAAAGATTTAAAAATGATTATCCTGATGTTTATGAAGTTGTAGAAACAGTTGCACATTTACAATCGGAGTCTAAAGCAAAAGTTCTAGAAGAACGCCTTAGTAAACTCCAAGAGAGAGAAAATCAACTGATACGACAAGATGCAGAAAAAAGGTTAATGGAAAGACATCCTGATTTTGAAGATATCAGAAACAGTGACGACTTTCATGGTTGGGCAAAAGAACAGCCTAAGTCTATTCAAGATTGGATATACAATAATGCTGACGATGCTGACCTAGCCTCACGTGCTTTAGATTTGTTTAAAAAAGATTTTGGTATTGAACCTACAAAGACTAAGTCATCTTCTAAACAGACTAGACAATCTGCTGCAGATATGGTTTCTACAAAAACTACAAGTGTAGAACCAAAGCAAAAGAAAGTATGGTCTGAAAAGGAGATTGCTGCTATGAGTATAGATGAGTTTGATAGATACGAAAGTGAAATCAGCGAAGCTATGCAAGAAGGCAGAATCGTAAAGTAAACTATATTAATTAACTTAAAGGAGAATGTATCATGGCTCAATATTTTGAACCCGCAACTGATACCGATGCTAACTTTGCTAACTCCGTAAGTGGACAAAATAATAGTTTCTTCCTACCTTCGATATACTCTAAAAAGGTTCTAAACTTCTTTAGAAAGGCATCGGTAGTTGAAGCTATTACTAACACCGACTATGCTGGTGAGATTTCTGCTTATGGAGACTCAGTAAAGATTATCAAGGAACCTACCATTACTGTGTATGATTACACAAGAGGTAGTGACACAACATCAACTAAACTAACAGACCAAGAGATTACATTGGTTGTTGACAGTGCTAAAGCTTTCAAATTCATCGTAGATGATATTGAAACAAATATGTCACATGTAAACTTTAAAGAAGTAGCTTCAAGCTCTGCAGCTTACTCTTTAAAAGATTCATATGACGCTGCTGTACTTTCTACAATGTTCTCAGGCGTGTCTGCTTCATCACCTGACCATGTCATTGGTGCTGATGCTGCTGCTGGTTCTGCTGGTGTAGGCGAAACAACTGCTTCTGTAGACTTAGGTGTCGCTTCTGAAGTTGACCCTCTAGACTTAATGGCTAGAATGGCTAGACTTCTTGACGACCAATCAGTCCCAGAAGAAAACAGATGGTTCGTTGCATCTCCTGATTTTTACGAAGAACTATCACAAAGTGGTTCTAAGTTATTATCAGTAGATTTTAACGCTGGTCAAGGCTCAATCAGAAATGGTTTAGTTTCAAGTGGAAAATTAAGAGGCTTTGATATGTATAAGTCTAATAACATACCTTCAGTTTCAACTGCTACAGGTCAATGTTTAGGCGGACACATGTCATCCACAGCAACTGCTAACACAATTTTATCAACAGAAGTAATTAGAGACCCTAGTTCTTTTGGTGATATTGTTAGAGGTTTACATGTCTATGGTGCGAAAGTACTTAGAGATGATGCTATGGTTAAAGCTTTCTACACAATTGACTAATAATCAATACGGGGAGGTCTTAATTGACCTCTCCAACTTTTAAGACACAGGGAGATAAAGAATGAAAGGCGATTACAAAAACGACATGGGAAATAAAGCTGCTAGAAGAGAATTAAAATATGGTGGCGGTAAAATGTCAAAAAGAAAAATGTATAAGCATGGTGGTAAAGCTATGAAAAATGCTATGCCAAAAGCTAAACCTTGCTAAAATGAAAGTTAAAGCACCTAAAGGTTATCACTGGATGAAATCCGGTAAAACATATAAATTAATGAAACATTCAGGTAAGTTTGTTAAACATAAAGGTGCAAGTTTAACAGCTAATTTTGAGATTCAAAAGGTACATAAAAAATAATGGCTACTACATATCTAGATTTAACTAACGAAGTATTAAGAGAACTCAATGAGATTCCATTAACTGCTGCAAGTTTTGCAGATGCTATAGGGTTTCAAAAGTTTGTAAAAGATACTGTTAATAAATCTATATTTGATATAGCTAACGAAGAACCTCAATTACCTTTCTTTTCTGCAGGAGTTAGTGGAGCTACTGACCCTTTCTATGGTAACGTAACTGTAGAAACTGTAGCAGGACAAAGATGGTATACACTTAAGTCTGGTAGTTCTAGTATCACTACTGATTATGCTTCAATAGATTGGGATGATTTTTATGTAACAACAATTAACGTAAGTGGAGAAACAGCTCCTTACGTTTCTAAAGGGTTAAGATTTTTAACTCTTGATGATTGGAAAAGATACTACAGAGATAGCGAAAATGAAGATGATGCTAATGCTCAGAATCATGGAGAACCTAAATTTGTAATTAAGTCTCCAGATAATAGGAAGTTTGGACTAAGTCCTATTCCTGATAAAGTTTACAACGTACACTTTTATGCTTTCGTAAGACCCACTGCTTTATCAGCTTATGATGATACAATGGTTTTACCAGAGCAATACAGTAATATTGTAACAGCTAGAATGAGATATTATGTCTGGCAATTTAAAGAAAGTCCACAACAGGCTGCTTTTGCATTGGACGATTATAAGAAAGGAATGAAGTATATGAAATCTAATCTTATGAATCCAGCTCCAAAGTATATGACAGACGATAGAAGATACTTTTAAATTATGGCACGTTCACAACCTTTTACAGTAGCATGTGAAGGCGGTTTAGTTACTGCTTCTAATCAGATTGATTTGCTACGAAGACCCGGAGTAGCTACAGAGTTAGAAAACTTTGAAGTGGCTATAGAAGGTGGTTATAGAAGAATTAGTGGATTTACCAAATTTGGTGAAGGTAGTGCAACTCAACCAACTGGAAGTGCTGATAGAATTTTAGGTGTAATGCCTTATGGTGACGGTGTTATAGCTTGTGCTAGTACTGATATTTATTTTACACTAGACGGAATTACGTGGATGCAAATAAATAAGTTATCTGCCGGTGGTGGTGATGACTATACAACCTTTACAGGTAAAACAGCTACAGCTAGAACCGGACAAGGACAATGTCAGTTTGCATTGTTTGAAGGTGCTGGAGAAGATTTTGGTAGTATCGTAATAGCTGATGGAGCTAATAAACCTTGGTACTTTAGAATGGAAGGTACTGGTGATTTAACTACTAGAACATTTTTCACACAAGAAATTACAGTTGACGGTACTAACGGTGTAAAATATATTACATCACATGACCACCACTTAATTGCTGCTGGTGTTGAAGGTAATGAAACTACAGTTTATTATAGCGTACATAATGACCAAGATGATTTTAGTGGAGCTGGTGCAGGAGCTATAACAATATCTGATAAAATAGTAGGTATTAAAGGTTTCCGTACAGACTTATTTGTATTTTGTGAAAATAGTATTCATAAGCTTATAAACATAGACGATAATCAAACTGTAGCAATTGTTTCAGTTGCAGAAAATATAGGATGTTTAAGTGGCTATAGTATTCAAGAGATTGGCGGTGACTTAATATTTTTAGCACCGGATGGATTAAGAACAGTCGCTGGTACAACAAGAATTGGTGACGTAGAGTTAGGAACAGTTAGTAAAGCTATACAACCTATAATGAGGGAAGTAGCTGAAAACATTAATAACTATCAAATAACAAGTATAGTATTAAGAGAAAAGTCACAGTACAGATTATTTTACACTAATGTAAATGCTGTAGCTGCAGGACAAAAAGGAATTATAGGAACACTAAGACCAAACGGTTTTGAGTGGTCAGAAACAAAAGGAATAGAAGTAACAGAAATAGGTTCAGGATTTGATGTCACAGGAGTTGAAAGATATTATCATGGGAATAATTCAGGTTATGTGTTTATACATGATTCAGGTAATGATTTTGACGGAACTGATGTATTAGCAAGATATGCTACACCAGACTATGATTATGGTGATTTAGGAACTTTAAAAACTTTACACTATTTAAAAGTTTCAATAACAGCAGAAGGATTGGTTACTCCAGAAGTTCAAGTTAAGTTTGACTATAACAGTGGAGACGTACCACAACCTAGAAATAATTTTTCATTAGGTACAGTTAATCCTCCATCAATATTTGGTAGTGCTGTATTTGGAACAAATATATTTGGTGCATCAGCATCACCTATGTTAAGAACACCATTACAAGGAAGTGGAACTTCAAATAACTTTACGGTGATTTCAAACGATAATAAAGCACCATACAGAATTAATGGTTTATATGTAGATTACATACCTTCAGGTAGGAGATAAAAACAATGGCAGGTTATATAAGACAAAGTACATTCGTAGATGGCGATACAATTACTGCTGCATTATTTAATAACGAATACAATCAGTTAGTCAATGCATTTAGTAATACATCAGGTCACAAACACGATGGTACAACAGCAGAAGGACCAGTAATAGGTCTGATTGGTGATGCAGGTGAGACATCTCCAAACAACAAAGTATTAATAGATACTACCAATAACTATATAGAATTTTATGTTGAAGTATCTTCAGCACCTGTACAACAATTATATATTGCAGATGGAGCTATTATTCCTGTCACAGATAGCGACATTGACCTAGGTACAACAAGTTTAAGATTTAAAGATACTTATACAGATACAGTCACAACAACTGGTAACGTAAGTATCGGTGGTGATTTAACCGTTACAGGTAGTGCTACTATTTCAGGTAATCTTACCTTTGGTGATGCAGATACTGATAGTATTAACTTAGCTGCTGAAATTGATTCAGATATTATTCCTAACACTGATGGTACATATGACTTAGGAAGTGCTACAAAAGAATGGCAAGACCTTTACATTGATGGTACAGCTAACATAGATAGTCTTGTAGCTGATACAGCAGATATAAATGGTGGTACGATAGACGGTGCTACAATAGCAACTTCAGATATAACTGTAGGAGCTGGTAAAACTTTAGACGTTTCATCAGGCACTTTAACTTTAGCAGATGACCAAATTTCAGGTGATAAAGTTGAAGGTGGTACAATAGCTGCAACAACTATAACAGATTTAACTTTTGGTAGTCTTAACGATGGCACTATAACTATAACAGCTTTTGCAGATGAAGATGATATGTCTTCAAACTCTGCAACGCTTGTACCAACTCAACAATCTGTAAAAGCTTATGTAGACTCTCAGGTGACTGCACAGGACTTAGATTTCCAAGGTGATACCGGAGGTGCCTTAAGCATTGACCTCGACTCTGAAAGCCTTACAATCGCTGGTGGAACAGGTATAGATACTAGTGGAGCTACTAACACTTTAACAGTTGCAATAGATAGTACTGTAG